AAATAATGTTGGTTGTTTTTCACATATTCTTGTAAGTATTTGAATAGCTTTTTTGGCAGTGAATTTATTAATTGGTCAAACTCATCACTGGTTAAGTCATTAACTATAATTTTTTCATCATCTAGTTGTATGCTATAAATTATAGAAAGAATTGAATCTGAGTTTCCTGTATTAAATTGCGTGGGGTAATTTAATACGTATTTTACACCATCAATTGTGATTTTATGCATTATATCTGCAACATTACCAATGTTTTTAATTATATATTTTAAATCCATTTCGATATTGCCCTTAGCCGACTTAACGGAAACAATATCACTTAGGCAGTGCTTTCTTAGTAAAATTAAAGCTAAGAATTTTTCAAGGACATTAAGATTTTTCGTATGTATAAAAGACTCTAAAACTTTAATAGACTGAGAGAGAGGGATCTTTTCATATGAACAAAATTGTCTTATGTCTTTAAATAAAAACTCTTCAGTTATTACTTCCTTTTGATTAGGAAGACTAAAAGAAAGTTGCATAAAATTAATTATAGCAAAGTATATTCTCTGCAAGCAAAGGTAACTGTTTTTTGTAAAAAATCTTGAGACCCGTAATTCATTGTAAACCCTTCGCAGTTAGTTGGAAATACATCATGAAATGAATATCCTTTTCGCATCCCCCCAGTATTGTGATATTGTCTTACTGTAATATTACCTCTAAGCTCACCTCCATTCCATATTAATCCTTTTGTGCCAACTTCTATCATCCATGGTCTTATAAAATCGTGCTCTATATCTCCAGTCCCACTCTCGAAAAAATTAATAGCTAGAGACCTAGCTAAAAAGCTCTCTCTCTGTATGAGCCCATACCCGGGCATAAATCCACCTCTATTGTCCTGACCATACTCAGCAAAAGAAGAACTTTCATTAGGTATAGTTACTTCCTGAGCTAATAATTGAGCCGCTTGCCCGGCACCGGCGGCAAATCCCCCATCAAAATCAACTGTCCATAAAAAAGGATGAGGCAGCAGTACACCTCCTGCAAATGATTTAATAAGACCTGCGCTCATATAAATTATTTAATCGAGGAACCTTTGTCGACAAACAAAAGGGTAGAGCGGATCTAGTGAAAGGGCCTTTTTAGCCAATTTCAGACCATTGGTAAGCAAAAGTAGCACTGAATCTAACTGTTTCACCTGTACCATCAGCAATTATATAACTTATATCTCCTATTTCCCTAATTTGCGCTCCAACTAATTTACATGTTGCAACTGCGCCTAGTTGTTTGTTGAGTATAGCTAAATCGATAGTAGCTTCACCAATACCATATGCACCAACACCAAAGCGAAAAGTTGCGTTGGACATAGCTTCTAGGCTTTTTCGGATCCCTGCGTCTTCTGAACAATAAAATTCTATTGGATATCCCGATGAATTGCTATAAGTCGCTCTTCCACCGAGATGGAACTCTTGACCAAAGTAATTTGCCACTTTATCTTCTATTACTCGTCCTGGTAGTGATGCAGCCGTTGCAAAGACCAAGTCACCGTCTCCTACCATATCAGCACCACCTGCATGACCGGTGATTCCATTTACTCGGAAAAGAAAATCCCGACTTAATCCTCGTTGCGCTGCTGCGTAAAAATCTTGTACTGTAGATGCCATAATATTATTTATTAAAAAATGCGATTCTTAGGGTGAATATCCTGTAATTAGTTCTTCGAAGTTAGCACTGGTCCTTGTTGCGTAGAATGTTACTAAGATAAACTCAGCTGTTCTTACTGGTTTAATGTATATATCTACTCTAAGCTCGTTTGCGTCAATTACATCTGGAGTGTTGTTTCTTTCGTCACATACAATCAAATAGTCATAAACACCTTCATTGTTTTTAGCGTTTTCGAAAATAGGCGTCAAAGTATTAATTAGTCGCGTCCTTGTAAATATGGTATTTTGTTCAAATACAAAGAATCTAGCGGCCTTCTTAGTAGGCCGTTCTAATGCTAAGAATAACCTTCTAACATTAATCCTATCAAATGCACTTGGCTTCCTACTGAGGGTCTTTTGACCAAATATAACTTGGCCTTGTGCTGGGAAGAACGCTACTGGGTTAATATTGTTTTTGTAGAATTCATCTCTCTGTTTTTGATTAGGGTTAATTGCTAAGTCGTTACAGTCAACTAAACCTCTTGTAAATCCAGCCGGCGCAAACCATGGCCATTTTGCAGCATCTGTTCTCGCCATGGCCGCGGCAGCAAATCCTGAGAATGGGACCCATACCTGCTGCCCGATCCAATCATCGTAAACTTTCGCCCAGTTACCGTATACACATGCATACGAGGTATTTGCAAGCTCAAACTGATGGCGAATTGGCCAGTATACATCTTTTTGGAAGTTAAGCTCTTGATTGTCTAGAACTTTTGTATTGGATCCAGTTATTAAAATTTGTCTAAGGACATCTGCAATGAAAATACAATCACCTCTTGTCCCACCCTTTAAGTAGGGCGGTTGACAGAAATTTGCGAACTTCTTGAAAATTGCGTTGTAGTCGGCTCTTATGTTTAAAGCTGCAGAAGTTGTAATGGGATTTGAAGTCCTCATAGTATTAATGGCCTGCTGTAGAGATAAGTCAGTGTTAAACTCATCATAATAGGCAGTTGATGATGCAGAACTAGCTGCAAAAATAGTACCTAAGCCACCTTCACAAACAACGTCTATATCATATATCTCATCATTCCTAATTCTGTCTAAGGCTCTTTCAATTTTCTGAGGTAGAGAGCCAATCTTTTTATTAGTAACTTTCTTATCACTAAAGGCACCAAGAGCAAATAAGCTACCAGCATCTGGACCGTTGGTCTGTGTCGGTAAATACTCCGTGCCGCAACCCTCACGCTTCCCAGGAGTGAAACACGGATTCCCCATTGCCGCTGAAAGTCGGCCGAAAGTTGTTCTACTGAACCCAACTTTGGCATTTCCTAGACTACTGAGGGTAACAGAGTCACTGTCTTTCGACAATATATCCCCCAGCTGTTTGTTATACATTCTAATCCACTTAGTTGGTTTTGCATCGGCGGTTTCTGCGTTGGGACCACCCATGGCGGCAAGAGAAGAAAGTCTATTAGAAAGATTATCGTTGACTAATACGCGCACATTTCTTGAGAACTCATCCTGATTTTCTAGGTAGGCTGTAATTAGGGCACCGCCTCGTCTATTCTGTTTTTGTCTATGGTAATTAATTGAACCGACTATACCGTCTTCAACTACCCAATCAAGTTTAAATGCTTCATCAGCAAATACAGACTTACGCAACTTAAATACACCTAGGCTTAAAACATCGTTGAATTCATTTATATCAAGATCATAGTCAACCAAGTTTTCCATTACTTCTGAGATGCTGCGATTTAAACCAGTTTCATAATTTGCACTTATTGCAAACTGTAAGATACCAGGTGGAAGTTGAAGATAATCACCGCCGCTTATTACATTGGTTACAGACCCACCGGAACCAGCTACACTATAAACATTTCTTATAGTATCATAATCTGAACCCGGGCCACTAGTGTTATCTATGGCACCAGCATAATATCCCTCGTAGTTACCGTTAATAATAGTTTGGGCTTTATTTAATACAATTAAACCGGCTCTCCCTAGTGCGGATACTGCACCAATGTCCGTGGCTTTCGATCCGGCATCGCTCCAGGTAAATGCAGTTCCATCTACACAACTTAAAAACTCACTTTTGGTCAGTTCATGATGAACTGGTGCACCTAGAACATAAACACAAGATGTAGCAGCGACAAGTGAGCTTAGCCAAGGCCCATTTGTTTCGCCAGCAGACAACGAGTTCGTGATTCCGGCGTTTGATGTGGCCTGAAGCCCGTCACCAGCTCCGCCATTGTCAACAAGGTTATTAACTGCAGTTACGGGATAAGCTAATGCAGAGTACTTCGACCCAAAACCATCACCTAACTGTGCTCCATAAGGCAGCCTAGATGCATAGATGGTAGCTGGGGAATTTAGTATTTCGTTAAGAGTGTGATGAAAATAACGTTCTGCAGAATTGGTAGGTGCTCCAAATATTTGAAGTAAGTCTTGTTTCGAGGAAATTAAAAGTACCTCGTCAAGTGGACCTTGAGCAGCAAAGCCTGTTACATAAACATGTGTACCGACATTTAATGGTGCTCTAAGTGAAAGATCGCTTTCAAAAATTTCTACCCCCGGGGATTGAATCGTTCGTTGTGCCATAAAATTATTTATCCTTTTCCCAGTAAAAAAACTCAAAAATTAATAACTTCAGTATGTAATTGTGAATACACAAAAGTAAACCCGGAAGAGATTTCCTCTTCTGCCTGGTAATTGTATGTAATTGCCTCTATAGTTGTAGGAAATGCTTTGGTATAGGTAAATTTTATTCTTTCATTATTAAATTCATCTTTACCATAAATTGTTAAATTTGTCTGGTAATCCTTAAAATTGTGAGGTTCATTTTCACTTAAATCTCTAGCATTATATCTACCTTCATATTGATCATGCAGAAGATTTAGCCATTGATATATAACCCAGTAATTTTTATATTCATTATCTATGTTAAATTTAACACTAACAGGTGGATAGGCGTTTTTAGCATGAGAAGACAGGTAAAGAGTGTTTCCAGCATATCTATTGTCTACAGCAGGAATGGTTATTTCTGGAACGGCTGTGCCAAAGATGGAGAACTGAACTGTGTCTCTAATAAAAGTTGTATTACTTTGCTCCAGCACCCACGACCTATTAAACTGTTTTAATATAGGTGGGACATCGAAAACCAGAGTGAATTTATCAACCCTTGATTTATTTAGCATTGATTGCTGATATATGTTTCCCGCCATGTCTTTAGTCCTTTTATTTATTTATTGTAAATTATCTGTTCTTGGCCGGCCTGCTTGCCAGTTATCAGGTGGCTCTTCTCCGACTAGTTGAAACCCGAAAGATTTTAGCTCATCCATATCAGCATTCTGCTCGTCCCCCATGCCCCATACAATAGCCGGGAGTGCATTGTTATTAGTACCTACTACTTCATTGTCTAGGTATATTGAAGTTGGGTCTTCAAAATATTGAATACCGAAGTCCATAGGCTCTATTACTAATGGCTTGCCCATATCATCTAGTTCTACTATTTCAAAAAATCTTTCTGTAATTTCATTTTCTAAAATAAACAGGGCATATAATATAGCCATTACCCTATCATCGTGAAACCCTGATTTGGCTTTCCATGTACCATTAGGATATCTCACAAAGTTTCTTAATTCTTTTAATGTCTCTTTCTCACTAATATTAACAGTACGCACCTCATTCATAAAATAGCGCATGTTTAACACGCCTTTATATTTTGTATTGGTGTGAGCTATCATACCTCTCATGACGTTGCGCCTATGTGCATTGGCATTACCGTATGAAACCACTTTTTCGTATCCTAAATCATTAGCCAGTCTGTCAACCACTTGAGCCCCGCAGTTATTTCTTTCAATTAAAGCTAAAGGTGATCCCCAGTTTTTTAAAATGCTGTGTACCTTGTTAGTAAATTCTAATGGTGGTATCTTATTGTTTCTATATACAGCGACTTGCTTAATTTCTCTTATATCTGTAATGTCTAAAATTTGTATTACAGATGCATCTACCCCAACTCCTTCAGAAGTATCTACCCCAGCAACATACAATTTACTCTCATCTGGCTCTTCCCATAGCTTATAGTGGCCCTCATCAAGTAGGATTTTAGGCGTTGTTACTTTTTGCATCATCTCTTCATACAAAGCATCATCTAGTGTTGATTCACCTGAATGAATAAATTCACATTCAAACTCTTGCAACCAAGCTTCAGAAGACCCAATAGCCGTTTTGGTAGCTTTTGCCCATGCTTTATCTCTACCTGGTACTTCATCCCATTTAATCATATCATGTGCCCACCCATTTTCACCTTCTACTGCTCCACTATAAAGCTTATGGAACAAATTATCTGTACCGTTAGCGGTAGAGCATACAAATACTTTAGATTTTTTGGAAGCAGTAATAATAGGAAAAACTGATTTCCAGAACTCTTCTACCAAATGTGTCTCAATAAAGGCCATTTCATCAATTACAAGGCAGTTGACAGATTGACCACGAGCAGCAGTCCCGGTAGTAGTTGTAATACCTATTCGACTTCCATTCTCCAATGTCATGGATGTCTTAGCATATTCTTTAACAGGCGGCTTTAACCAATTAGGTAGTTCCTCATATGCCATTCTAACCCTCTGGAAGATTTCAATAGCAGTTGCTTCTTTGTTGGCTACTAATAATATACGTTGATCATTATTAAAGCATGCTTGCCAGAGTATATAGATAGTCATCATCGTAGATTTGCCTATCTGCCTAGACGCTAAAAGGCAAAAGAATCTATTGTCTCTCATTAGCCGTAATGCTCGTTTTTGAGGTTTATATAGCTTTATCTTTTCTTTACCTTTATCTAGGTTAATGATATGAAAGAAATTCTCGGCAAAGTAAAGTATGTTGTCACTAGCCTTTTTAAGATCTCTAACCTGCTGTTTGGAGTATTCGCCCTTCCAATTAACGTTGGGTAAGTTGCGATTACCCATGTAAAACATATTATCTTGTCTAGTCACAAAAATATTTAATTGAAAACATAAATAATTACATGTCTGATAAACGTAAAGAGGATTTATACTCTATAGGTGCAATATATGGTGATATGCTTAACGGTGTAAAAACAGCAATAATAAAAGAAGAAAAAAAAGTGCCAGTTGGAGTTGTAGGGGATGCTCCACTAGAAGCTGGTGGAGGGACAGAGCGAGGGGGATTTGAACCATCAGCAGTAGACATTTATAGAATGACAGATAAAGAAAAAGACGAAAATCTGTACAATATAAAGGGTCTTACTTACGGTGATGGAAATGATCCTGGCATGGAAGATCAGCAATCCCAGCCAACAGGGCCAGAATTTGGACAGGTATCTTATACAGGTAATGTAGGTGGTCCTGAAGAAGATGAGGAGCATAAAGGAACACATGATAAGACAGGCGGCTTGTCAGATAAAGCTCTTTTAAAGAAGGTAAGAAGGAGAAAAGGTGCCGCTGGTAAAGCGTTATTAAATAAAGCTCAAAAAGAAATAAATAAGACTGGCAGGGTGAGAAAACATACGAGAGACTCATTAGCTAGGGATGCATACGAAGGAGAGGAAGAAATTTTCGCAGAACACGAGAAAAATGCGCGCAGGAGCCTAAATAATTTTATGGCCAAACAATCCGTATTTGATAAACTTTATAATAAGGTAATGATTTCCGAACAAGGACCTTACGCAGCAGGACTCGAAGGTGAAGAAGTTCAGGAGACAGACTTTGAAGAGCTGGAAGCACTCGGAATTGAGTCCGAAGAGCCGGAAGACATTACAGTAACCTTACCTAGCGACTTAGCACAAACCCTTTGCGATATTCTTCAAGCAGCTCTAGAAGATCAACAAGTTGAAGTTGAAACTGAAGTAGACGTCTCCGAGACTGAAACAGTAGACTTTGAAGAGGACGAAGAGGCAACCATGAAAGATGGCGGCGGTTATGGAATGGACGCTGGATCAACTCTTAAGAAGGAAATTAATTACGGCAAGAAGAACAGAGTAGGTAGGCTTCGCCCTGCTACCGGTCTTGTTCAAAAAGATGGCGGCGGATACGGAATGGACGCTGGATCAACGCTGAGTAAAGAAATTAATTACGGTAAGCAGAATAAAGTTGGCACACTTAGGACCGGCCCAATCCCCGGAGCTTAAATTTTAATCAAATTTAAATTAAATAAAGCCCGTTGAGTGACCCTCTTCGGGCTTTTTTAATAAATATAGATGTGAGGTTCTACAACAAAACTCTTAATAAACAGTTTTGGTCAGAAGATAAAAAATTTGATCCAGAAATTAGAGATAAACTCCTGGTTATTTCTCAGGACTTTATCGAAAATTTAGATTTAGAGGACGTAGCAATCCACGATATTACTCTTACCGGTAGCAATAGTAATTATAATTATAACCAATATTCAGATTTGGATGTACATATTTTAATTGATTTTAAGGATATAAATGACGATGAGGAGTTAGTTAAGACTGCTTTAGACGGCCAGCGGTTTATTTGGAATCTTAGACATAACATTAATTTAAATGACCACGATGTAGAGCTCTACATGCAAGACAAGGATGAGCCTCATGTTGCATCTGGTTTGTTTTCATTAAGGGATAATGAGTGGATAGTGGAACCAAATTTTGAGGAACCTAGTATAGATAAGAGAGACGTTTATAAAAAGGCTCGAGCTATACAAAAAGA